GGCCCCCGTGTAGGTGATGTACCGGGAGGCATCAAACCGGGTAGCCGATGTACTTAGGTACATCGGCTGTTCACGTTTGGAGGCTGTTCGCGTTACATGAACAAACTCTACTCTTGAACAAATTTATTGTGTTTTCGGCAATTCTCGGAGGCTGTAATTATCTGGAGGTTTGCGGCGATGTGCAGTCCCGACACGGTACGGCCCTGTAAAGGCAAGATGTGGTCAACGGCGTGGGGTACGCCTGTCACCCTCGTTCGCTCGGCGCACAGCACGTAGATCGCCTCAATCTCTGCGCGCTGCTCCTTGGTTAGCCATGGGGGTGTCCGCTGCAGCTTGGCGGCGTGGCGGCGCGCGGTTTTTGCGTTGATTTTGCCGGGATTGGCCTTTGCGTATTTGGCGTCGCGGGCGGCGAGCTTCTCGCTGTTCGCCACACGATACTTAACTTGGTGGGCGGAGGTCTTCTTAAAACTTTTAGGGCTAAGCCACCGCTCACTTAAAAGGCCTGTCCGTTTAACTACGATTGATGTGTAGCCCCAGAATCGATACCCATCGGCCCGAACGTCGCCGTGCCTAAACGGCACCCCCGTGGCCGGGTTAATGCGCTTGAGCGATACAGACGGCTTCAATCCCCCAGTGTTGGCGGGCAAAGGAACGGGCAAAATGGGGGTGAGGTTCAAGATAGAGCTCCAGTACGCTAAGGTGAGGTGGAAGGCTGCCTAGTTGCGGTACTGGCCACAACAAGATTTGCAAATCGGTTCGGCAGCTTCCTGTAACTACTTATACAAAAAATCACGCACCACCGCCTCGGCTTTCCACTTTGTTACAAATTGTTACATTTGTGTACACAGACTGTCAGGTTCTCGACAGTTTTGAGTAACCTAAGAAACAGGAGTAACCCTTCTTTTCTTTTTATTATTTTTAAAAAAAAAAAAAAACAATATAGGACGGAGTAACTCGTTTAGACCCTGTCTTCTGTTACTTAGGTTACTCAAAATGGACACAACCCCTAAAAAGCTCTATAATGCGCTACAAGCCACGCAGGCACCATCTGGCTACCCCTACACCAGCCAACCCCCACAACCCCCGCCACGCCCCGCCTGACAAGCCCGGCACCCCATTGACAGCCCCCCTGAAGTTTGTATAAGTGTGTTATTAACCGGAGAGCACCATGAAAGTCTACATAGGCCCTTACATAAACTGGGTCGGACCCTACCAGATCGCCGACCTCCTGCGCTACGTTGGCGTTAAGGAGGACGCCCGCCACAGGGCCGGGGAGTGGCTGTCCAAGACCCGGGTCAACCAACTCTGCGAGTGGCTGGAGTCAAAGCGCCACCGCACCATAAAGGTACGAATTGACCCCTACGACACGTGGTCGATGGACTCCACCCTATCGCTCATCATTTTGCCCATGCTGGTGCAGCTGGCGGCGAACAAGCACGGAGCGCCCTTCACGGACGACGCCGACGTGCCTGAGCATTTGCGCTCCACCAGCGCCCCGCCCAAGGAAAATGAGTGGGACACCGACGCCCTGCACTTTGTCCGGTGGGACTGGATACTAAACGAAATGATATGGGCCTTCCAGCGCACCAGCGACAAGGTGACGGACGGGATCGAGTTTGACGAGACGCTAAGGGCCCGGGAGGCCAAAGGCTTCCAGCTCTTCGGCAAATATTACCGCGCACTTTGGGACTGACATGCAAAACACCACACAAACAAACAACAAACCGACCGCACTGCCGGTGCAGTTCAATAATATCCCGCTCCCCCTCAGGCAGGTCCCCCGCTGGGTGCTCTGGAGCCACGTGCTGGTCGGGGAGGGCGACAAGGCGCGCTGGTCGAAGCTCCCCCTGCAGGCCTCGGGCCGCTCCGCCTCCTCGACCAACCCGGCCACGTGGACGGGCTACATCGAGGCCGAGGCGGCCTACGCCTCCGGGAAATTCGACGGGGTGGGGTTCGTGTTCGACGGGACAGACCAGCTGGTCGGGATCGACCTCGACGACTGCTACGACACCGCCAGCAACCGTTTCACAAATGCTGCACTGCAGCAAATAGCAGCCTCCGTGGAGGGGTACATGGAGGTAAGCCCCTCGGGGACCGGGGTGAAGCTCTTCACCTTGGCCGACCTGCCCGGGGCGCACGTCGACCACACCTTGGGGCTGGAGGTCTACCCCAAGGGGCGCTACTTCACGGTGACGGGTCACAAGCTCTCGGGCGAGATACCGACCACCCCGCAGGACCTCACGAGCCACATACCAGCCCGCGCGGTGAAGCTCTCCGGGGACGACTTCGCGGACTACTCGCCCCCGGTGGAGGGGTACGACATGCCACGGGTCCGTGACGAGGTGCTCTCCCAGATCGACCCGGACTGTGGCTACACGGACTGGCTCACCGTCGGGATGGCCCTGCACCACCAGTTCGGTGGCTCGGTGGAGGCGCAGGAGCTCTGGGACGAGTGGTCCTACCAAGACGGGGCCTGCGGGGCCTACACCCCGGGCGCCTGCGAGAGAAAGTGGTCCAGCTTCACCCGCAAGGGCGGCGCCACCCTGCGCAGCCTGACCTTCAAGGTCTCCGCGGCCAAGCGCACCGTGGCGCTCGCCCGGGGCGAGGTCGTCCTCGACGGGGGGCAGCCCCTCGTGCACGCCCGGGAGTTCCTGAGCTCCATGTACGCCTCCGAGGAGGGCACCAAGCTGGTGCACTACGCGGACGACTTCTTTATCCACGTCGGGACGCACTACGAGGAGATCGAGGAGGCCACCATACGCTCGCACCTGTACCGCTTCTTGGAGAAGTGCAAGACGCAGGACAAGAAAGGCAACGTCGTCCCCTTCAGGGCGCAGCCGGCCACCGTGACGGCCGCCCTCGACGCCATCAAGGCCTTGACGCACTTGGCCAACCAGCCCAACACCCGCCCACCCGTCTGGCTGGAGGGCTACGCCGCCACCCGCCCCCCGGCGGCGAAGCTGATAAGCCTCCAGAACGGGCTGTTCCACTTGGAGGACGGGCTGCTGATGCCGCACAGCTTGGGGTTCTTCACGCAGAACAGCCTCCCCTTCGGCTGGGAGCCGGGCGCCACGTGCCCTGAGTGGAATAAGTTCCTGCACGACATCTGGGGGGACGACGCCGAGTCGATACGGCTCCTGCAGGAGTTCTTCGGGTACATCCTCTCGGGTGACACTCGGCAGCAGAAGCTCCTGAACGTGATCGGCCCGCGCCGCTCGGGGAAGGGCACCATCAACAAGGTGCTGGTCTCCCTGCTGGGGCAGCACAACACGGCCGCCCCGCAGCTCGAGGAGCTGTGCGACACCTTCGGCCTGCAGCCGTGGCTCGGGAAGCTCCTCGCCAGCTTCACGGACGCGCGCGCCCCCTCACGCAACACGGGGGGCATCGTCTCCCAGCTGCTGCGGATCGTGGGTGGCGACACCGTGACCGTGAACCGCAAGAACAAGGAGGCGTGGCACGGGTACCTCCCGGCGCGGATCGTGGTCTACTCCAACGAGGCGCTGCAGCTGGCGGAGAACTCGAACGCACTGACGGGTCGCATGATGGTCCTGAAGATGAGCAACAGCTTCTACGGCAGGGAGGACATCGACTTGGCCACCCGGCTGGGGACGGAGCTGCCCGGGATATTCAACTGGGCGATGGAGGGGCAGCGCAACAGGCTGCAGCGTGACGGGCAGCGGTTCATACAACCCGCCACGGGGCGCGAGATGCTGGAGCTGATGGAGGAGATCGGTAACCCGATCGGCTCCTTCCTTGAGCGTGTGCTGGTGTTCGACCCGGACAGTGCGGTGGAGAAGGACCACGTCTTCGCGTGCTACAAACGCTGGGCGCTGTCCAAGAACATCAACCCCGGGACGGACCTCTCCTTCAAGCGGCGCTTCTTGGCCGCCACCTCGGACAGGCGCGTCATATCCTCACTCGACCGGAGCGGGGGCCTGCAGCGTCACGTCTACCGCGGGGTCAGGTTCAGCGACGCCGCACAGAAATTTGTCGACTCACTTGAGGCTTTCAACGAGGAGGTATTTTGAAAAAGATTAAGTACCCGTACTACAACATCGACTGCGGCTTCTTCCCGGCGCAGATCAAGCTCTGCTTCAATGACGTGGACTTCCAGCGCATCCTGAAGGACCACAAGATCGAGTACCGCGCCAACGCCCTCGACGAGGGGTGCGCCGAGACGCACTACTTCTCCGACGCAAAGGAGGGGCTGATCGTCCTCGCCATTGACTTGGAGGCCGCCGGGACCGACATCGCGGTGGTGGCGGGGACCGTGGCGCACGAGGCCACGCACTGCGCCGAGCGGGTCTTCGAGCACATCGGGGAGGAGCGCGACAGGATCGGGGAGGAGACACGGGCCTACCTGACCGAGCACATCGTGGCGCAGGCCATGAAGGCGATTGAAATGTACCGGAGGGACTATGCAAGCAAAATCAAAAAACCTGCTCGAGAGGGAGATAGAAAAGGCGCTGGTAAAAAAGGTCAAGGGGGCGGGGGGACTGTGCCTGAAGTGGACAAGCAGCGTGACGGGGGTGCCGGACAGGCTGGTGTTCCTGAACCGGCGGGTGCACCTCGTGGAGCTGAAGACCGCAACGGGAAGGGTATCACCCCGCCAGAGCGTGATGTTCCAAGCACTATCCACGCTTGGGTTCCCCGTACAGATTCTAAGGAGTACAACCGAAATAGAAAGGTTCCTCGATGAGGCAGAAAAGTGATCTGCACCAGTACCAGCTCGATGTTCTCAAATTGGGTACGATCGTCCCCAATTTGAGTACGATCACCCCCAATTTGGGGCTGTTCATGGAGCCGGGTCTCGGTAAGACTGTCACCGCGCTGACACTAATCGCCGAGAGCCCCCCGGGCAGGACGCTGATTGTGGCCCCCAAGCGGGTGGCGGAGTCGGTCTGGGCCGAGGAGTGCCAGCAGTGGGCGCACCTCGCCCACCTGCGCGCCTCCAAGGTCATGGGGACCCCCAAGGAGCGTCTGGCGGCGCTCGAGGTCAAGGCCGACCTCTACATCACCAACGTCGAGAACTTGGTCTGGCTGATCGAGCAGGGCACCAAGTTCGAGTACCTGATCGTGGACGAGTCGAGCCGGTTCAAGGACCCCTCCTCGAAGCGTTTCAAGGCGCTCAAGAGGGTGCTCAAGGACTTCAGGCGCCGCTTCATCCTGACCGGCACCCCGACACCGCAGGGCTACGCCGACCTGTGGTCTCAGGTGGGCATCCTCGACTTGGGGCAGCGGCTGGGTAAGTCCATGACGAGCTTCAGGGAGACCTACATGCACGTCACGGACCGCAACCAACGCACGGGTGTGGTCTACGCGTGGGGGCTCAACGATGGCGCCGCCGGCGTGATCGAGGGGAAGATAAAGGACATCTGCGTCTCCCTAAAGGCCTCGGACTACCTGCAGCTGCCCCCACTTATGAATGTGGAGCACAGGCTGCCGCTCGACGCGGATGTCATGGCGAAGTACAAGGAGCTGAAGAAGACCATGGTGGCGGAGATAGCCGGCGACACAGTGACCGCCGTAACAGCCGCCGTGCTGGCCGGGAAGCTGTTACAATTCACATCCGGTGCGGTCTACAACGAAGAGAAAGAGGCGCTACATATACACGACACGAAGATTGAATTTCTCGAATCAATTATTGAGGAGGCAGGCGGTGCGCCGACAATCATATTTTACAACTTCCAGTCGAGCCTTGCCCGACTCCAGCGCGCCCTCCCCTACGGACGCGTACTACAGACCAGTTACATCGAGCCTTGGCGAGAGGGACGAGTTCCCGTACTCTTCGCCCACCCCCAGTCCGGGGGGATTGGACTGAACCTGCAGTGCAACACCCACTCGGTGGCGCACTGTGTCTGGTTTGACCTCCCGTGGTCAAGCGAGCTGTACATACAGGCCAACGCGCGGGTCTACAGGCAGGGACAGTTGAAGCCAGTCGTGCTCCATCACCTTATAGCTGCCAACACAATCGACGAGCAGGTACTTGAAGTGCTCGCCGGTAAAATTAACACACAAGACGCTTTACTTTCAGCGTTAAATTTGCATTAGTATATAATGAAACCCACAACCTATGTAATGAACAAAGCATCCCCCCGACTGTCTGACGAGGAGCCCGACCCACTGGAGCGGGACGACCCGGACGACGACCCGCTGCACGAGAGTGGGGACCGGGGGCTGCCGTGGGACAGTGATGACCTCCTAGACATCCGCAACATTGTCGACGAGTTGCCGGTGGAGCAGCAGGAGATAGTGGAGGCGATGCTGCTGGGGCAGAACCACGACGACCTTGAGGTTACGGAGAAATACTGGAGGTACCACCTCGCCAAGGCAGTAGCAACGATCCGCAGAAAAATGGGTATTACCTTATTTTAGAAAAGGAGCAAAATATGGAACAGCCGCAACTTAATTTTAGTTTTTCGTTGGACGAAACAAACGCCATTTTGACGATCCTCGGGGACGCACCCTACGTCCGGTCGGCGAAGCTCATCGCGCTGATACAGAAGCAGGGCGCAGACCACACCGCCGAGATTGAGGCCTACGAGGCCGCGCAGCGCGAGAAGATGGTGGTGCCCAATGAGTGACGCACCCTTCCAGAAGACCCCCGCGGCGACCCTCGTGGGCGCCTTGGAGCCCACCCACAAGCTCGACCCCAAAAGGGCGGAGCTGGCCGGGGCCATCACCCGGACGATCATCAATCAGGCGCTCGCCGAGGTGCGCCGGGTCAAGGAGCACATGGCCAAACAGGGGGGCGAGAATGGCAAATAATTTGTATATGTAGTTATAGGGGGATCAATATAAAGACGCCCGGGGTTGGCATAGCTCGCCACCGGGCACCCCTATACTTCGCTGGTTGATGTGACCCAAAAGAGGTTTCGGACGGGGGTTCAACTCCCCCCGCCTCCACCAAAGAGCGCCGGCGGCGTGTTTTTTGGTGGGGGCGACGGGTTTCGACGGGGCCTACGAGTAGGGGAGCGGACAGCGCGTCAGGCGACCGACGTAAATGGAGCAAAACCACAAACGCCAACGATGAGCGTTTCATGATGGCGGCCTAACAGCCGCGATCCGGGGGTCCGCGGGGCGTCCCTTGTTATCAAAACGCCCCGTGTTTTTACGCAATTTGCGATTTGCGAATGGAGAACACCGTGGTGTCGTGCGTCCGGGTAATTAAGATGGATTCCATATAATATTTACTGTACAGTAAAAGAGAGAATAAAAATGGCCACAAAGTACGACGTAAAGATGCTGCCCACCATACTCGAGATGGGGAAGGCCGGCGCGTCACAAAAGATGATCTGGTCGGTGTTGGATATATCCAGCTCCACCGCGTCACACTGGAAGAAGAAGTACCCCGACTTCGCGGAGACCCTCGACTTGGCGCTGGTGCACTCACAGGCGCACTGGGAGAGGACGATGCTGGCCAACGCGGAGAACAAGAACTTCAACACCCGGATGGTGGAGATTGCCGTCCGGGGGCAATTCCCGCTTGACTACAAGGAGCAGCGCGAGCAGAAGGTGGAGGTCAAGGCCGACGTCAACATCGACTTCGGTGCCGCCGTGACCGACCTGATAAAGCAACTCAAGGACACAAAAGACTAAATCCGCCCCGCCTAAAAAATATATAAAAATAGGAGCCCTAGGCTCCTATTTTTTTGTATAAGTAGTTATACGACTAACCAGAGTGAAAAGGACTAAACATGACAGCCCACGCAATTCTATCCGCATCCTCCTCCAAGAGGTGGCTCACCTGCACCCCCTCAGCGAGGCTCGAGGCCACGCTCCCCGAGCGCAGGTCAGCCCCCGGGGCGTTCAACTTCTCCGAGGAGGGGACGACGGCGCACACCTTGGCCGACATTAAGCTGCGCCGCGCCTACAACCAGATGACCGGGAAGGAGTACGCCGCGGAGTACGCCAAGGTCAGGGCGACGCAGTACTACGACGACGAGTTCGAGTCCTACGTGGACGGGTACGTCGTCTACGTACGGAGCCAGATCGGTGAGGGGGACCGCCCTTTGTTCGAGCAGCGGGTGGACTACTCCGAGTGGGCCCCCGACGGGTTCGGCACGGCCGACGTAGTGATCCTCTCCGAGCGCAAGGTGCGGGTCATCGACCTGAAGTTTGGGAAGGGCGTCCCGGTGGACGCGCGTGACAACCCGCAGCTGAGGCTGTACGCCCTCGGCGCCTACGCCAAGTACCGGGAGGAGTTCCCTAACATCACGGAGGTGGAGTACACGATATGCCAGCCCCGTCTGGACTCCATCACGACCGACCACACGACCGTGGAGCGGCTCCTCGACTGGGCGGACTACTTCGTCAAGCAAAAGGCCAAGAAGGCGTGGACGGGGGTGGGGGAGTTTGTTGCTGGGGATCACTGCCAGTTCTGCCGCGCGAAGAGCCAGTGCCGGGCGCGGTCGGACTTCAACAACGACATCGCCAAGCTCGAGTTCCGCGCCCCGGCCCTGCTAGATTCTGGTGAGATGGAGTTGATTCTTGGCAAGTCCTCGAAGGTCAAGGCGTGGCTCACGGACGTGGAGGTCTGGGCGCTCGACCGCGCGGTGAACGACGGGACGCTCCCGCCCGGGTACCACCTCGGGCGTGGGACGACCCACCGCAAGATAACGGACGAGGTGGCGGCGG